TTGATTACTGTTAGATTTTCTGCATATGCATCAAGATCTACAACGTCAAGCTTTTCAGACAATACTTTCAAACGTTCTACCTGGTTTGCAGATAGTCCTTCTGATAGTTCGTCAAATTTTTGTCCTGCTTTGAAAGTGGCAATTTCTTTTTGTAACTCGATATTCTCGTTTACAAGATCATTGGCTTTCCATTCCAACTCAGTTACGCTTATTTCTAAGTTTGCGACAACATCAACAGTTTCTTCTGAAACATTTACATTGTGTTCAACAAACAAGTTCTTAAGACCTGTCATTAATGACTCAGCCATCTCAACCTTAATACCGGCTTCGATTGCGATCTCATTCTCAGACATCCACTCAGTAACAACATAGTCAAGATACTTATCAACATTTTCAGAAATAGTATCTAATTTCTCAGTTACTGCTTCTTCCAAAGTTGCATCAAGTGACTTAGTTAATTCTTCACGAATTATCTCTTCTCTTTTATTTACTTCTTCATTTAAAGCGGCTTCAAATACCAAAGCAATTTTGGATTTGAAATCTTCCGATAAATCTTCGCCTTCAATGATTGACTCAATAGAAGATTCAATAACTACTTCTTCGATAGTCTCAACCTCTTCGGCTGTAGGTACCGGCTTTCCAGCATCACCTTGACCTGGTGTTACTTTAGTGCCGTCTACTTGGCCTTTTGGCTCGTCAGTTTTGGTCTTCTTCAACTTATCTGTTTTACCTTCTCCACCCTCAGGTGCAACTGGCACAGGTACCATTGAAACGCCATCGTCAGCAGTGAAATCTTTGTCTGCCATAATTTTTTCTCCTTTTTTTAATTTATTTTTCTACAAATAATAATTTTTTTGTACTTGACCGTTTATTTATAAAAGATTAATTTTTCAAAGTACGAATAAATGCCTGGAACATTCCGGCTGCCGCAGCTTCGTCAATTGTCTTCGTTACAGTCCTATATTGTTTTTCTACCTTCTGCTGGATTTCTTCAACCATTTGAGTAGCTCTCCAATTTCCAGAAGCAATATCGTAGTAATACTCTACGTTCTCCATGATTCCATTTACGAACGCATTTGGTGCAGACGGATCAGTAACAATATCAACAGTAGAAAGATGAAAGTCTTTTTGAACTTCCATTACTCCGTCTCTACCTGCCTTGACTGAACCAAGACCACGAGTCGAAACTCCGATCTTAACGCCTTCATCTAATAGGCTTTTAACAATTTCTCCCATAGGGGTAGAAAGGATTTTTGCCTTACCGTAGAAATCATTACCTTCACGCTTCATACTTGTAATAAGATGAGAAACACGATCGCCATTGATCTGCGGACCATCAGGATGACCTAATTCTCCAAGAGCTCTTCTCGTATCAATAAAGTCTTTTTGATAGCGAACCATTTCTGACTCTAAAGTAGCGCTTGGATAAATTCTTCCATTGCGATTTTTCAGATCGCCTTGCATGAAAATTCCTTCAATAAAGTAATTCTTTTTACCGTCTTCTTTAGCTTCGGTGATTACTTCTACGGAATCTTCTCTATATTCTGTTATTAAATTCATAATAGTTTCCTTTATGTGTAGTGGGCAACGCCAACCATTAATACCGCAGTAGCTGCAGTTAAGGTATCAGTAGAATCTTTCTTAACAAACGATTGCCCAGGACCTGCGGTAAATGTACCAATAACATCTCCACCTGCATTCTTATGAGTAATAAGTATACCTGCAGTAGTTGCGTTAAATAATCTGACGACAGTTGCGGCGCCAATAGTATTGGCAGCAGTTATAGAAGCTTCGGTACCTTTAACTTTAATTATACTTGGCATTACACATTCTCCTTCGCAAACTCAAGGATTTCATTATATCCTGCTTCGTCAGCAACTAATACACTATACATTTCCTTCGTATTTGTTTCTGTTAGTTCGCTGAACATTTTATTTAAAACAGTTGCGTCTTCTTCTGATATTTCTATTACTGTTTTGCTTTGTAATTCAAATGACCCTGCTTCAATTGATTCGTAAGACATTCCGGCGTTATACATCTTTGCCGCTGATAGAGGTTTACTGTTAACCATTTGATCGCCTTTAGCATAAGCATATAATGATTTAACGTTCGAGAATACTTCAGCAAGTTTATTCTGCCACCATTCTTCTGGATCTTGACCTACTATTCTAAGGTAATCACCTATCTCTTCAGCAGCATAAGATATAAAGTGTAACTGTTTCATCATCATTGGAATTTCTTGCTGCGGACTTTCAAGCAATTCTTCCTCTGTTGAAACTTTACTTAACATTTCTTTAAATGTCATTGATAGAGTTTTACCATTACTGTCTTTGATAGTAACTTGTGTTGGAGAAGGTTTAGGATTCTTAATTAGTTTAGCTTCAGGTTCTAAAGAATCCTTATTATCTTTAGCATCAACTTTATCTTCTTTAGTTGTTGCTTTCTTAACAGGTTTCTTCTCAGCATTTAAACTATCTGAACAACCACCTTCTTTAATGGCTTCAATTTTGTTATCACAGCAAGAACATATTTTACCAATCTCTGATGATTCATGCTTTCCACCGCAATGACCGCAGTCAGGACCACAACCACAAGTAGCTTCCATGGCTTCTTCCATTTCTTCGCCGTCATCTTTCTTGTCGTCTTTCTTTTTATTGGCTGCATTGACTCCAAGTATTTCAGTAATGGATTTCTTAACGATATCGTTTTCTTCCTTTACATCGTCAATATCTTTACCATCACCTGTACCGCGATTAGGTAGTGTTTGCACTACTTTCTTTTTGTAAGCCTTATCGTAATCAGCTTCATCATTAACCTTATCAGCTAGACGTTTGCCGTCCGTGATACCAGGTATTTCTCCGCTGAAAACGTGGTCAGGAGCAACAGGATGAGGAATTATCTCAATCGTGTGTTGATCCATAAAGCGCTTTTCTTCGGGAGCCTTTGGTTGGGCAACTTCCGAAAATAGATCTTTAAAATTTTTCATATTTAGTCCAGTCCCTAATTTAATTTATTCTATACTTTATTTATATTCAGTAAGAATCATCTTCGGCGTGTCCGCCAAGTGTCTTTTCGTCAGATATTTGTTGTTCCATATCTGCGGCCTGTTCTTCAGACATTTGTAACACGTTTGTCGTAATCCACTGATGAGAGAAATACTTACCTGTATAATCAGATATGTCTCTAAGAGTATTCAATCGTTCTCTCAAAATCTCAGCTTCTTTCAACTCTTCAAAGTAATTATCCTTAACAAAGTCATAACGAAGATCATTTCTAATTTCGCTAAACTCTTCAGGTGTTAAAATACCTTTGAGTATTAATTGCTTCTCAAGTACCATAGTGAATATCCAAGAGAAGCGATTACGGATCCTTCTAATAAATTTACCAAACTTTAGCTCATCTCGAGTCATCTCGGATGTTCTACCAAAGCTCGACATAGCTTCTGGCTCTAAACGAGATAAGGGTACTTTCAACGCTTTAAATAATTTTCGTTGAAAATACTCTAAGTTTTCGTTACCGCTCAATCCTGGAGCAGAACCTCCTGCGAGAGTATCAACTTCTGTTGATCTTTCACCACCTCTACGTGGAAACCAAAAATCTTCAGTCATTGTTAGCATTTTTCTAGAATCAGTAATCTGTCCTGACTCTGAGTTATACTGTAACTTGTTCTTGTGTCGAGCCATCATATCACGAAGATATTGTTCTGCCTTATTCTTCGGCAAGTTACCTACATCAATATAAAAAATTCTTCTTTCTGGTGCTCTTGTTAACGTATAAATTATAACAGCATCTTCTAACATTCTTAACTGGTTTAAAGCTTTACTTGCTGGATGTAAATGAGATAATACTAAACTGTTATTCTCATTCATCAATCCTGAAGTGACTCGAGCAATTGCATCTTTCGAGATCTTAATTCCTGTTGTGCTACTGCTTCCGCCTGCCCCTACAGTTGCATTCTGAAACCCCGATTCCGAGTACATATAATACTCATTCTTAATCTTCTTAACAGGTACTCCTGAATGCGGATCTTTTTGTTTCTTATCAACTTCTCGTATTAACTTTAACTTACGAGGGTCAACGTACCTTAATTCGATTACACCCTTCTTAAGATCTTCAGGGTCAATTATAATATGATAGTTTAATCTTCCATCGACATAAAACTTTTGAAACATGTCGTATGAGTTGTTTGTAAAATCAAATAATGCAAGTACATTATCAAATTCTTTTACAATAGCCTTCTTAATCTTATCTGATAACTCTGTTTCTGTTAACGAGATATCAACAACTCTATCATTCATATCAACACTAATTGCTTCATTCACAATGTCATCAACTGCCTGACTAATTTCAGGCTGCATTGCCATTGAACGATATTTAGTAATAAGGTCAGATTCCGTTTTAGCGGAACCTTCCATATCTAATATTGTATTATAAAAACCACCAAGAGCATTACCAACGGTAATCGCTCCATCATCATTAGAGGGCTCAGCGAAACTAACTGGTATTGTAGTCTCATCCTCAGCCCTCTTTATATCAAATCCAAAAATTTTCAAAATATCATCCTATATTATAATTACGAAGTAGGAATCCCGGTATTACCCTCTACCATCCAAAGATCATAGCTAAAAGTAACATCGAATGTTTGTATCCCATCAGTATCCCAATCCATTGTTTGCGCAGCAATACTAGTAGGGAATAAACCTTCAAACTTGTAAGTACGCAGTGGGTCACCACTTTTACTATACTGCGTAATTAACGCGTTTGATTTGTAATCCTGTGGCAAACCACTCAAGTTAGTATCGTGTGAAACAATACCGTTCATCCAAGCTTCCAGCGCATTTCTGACTAAGAAATCTTCGTCATTGATAATTGTTACTGTCCAGCTATCAAACGTTCTCGCCCCTGCATACTTAATAGCACGACCGAAGTAATTAATTGTATCAATTGATGCAATAGTACTGGCAGGTAGTGCAGCAGCCTTTGCCATAAATGGAACCTTGAAATCGGCTGTAGAGTCTACTGGATTAAGAAGTTGCACTTGGAAAAGATTGCTACGAGCGCCACCACCAGTTAACTGGGATTTGAACTCATTTATATTAAATGCCATTCTTATTCTCCTTATTTAAAATATTTATTATGTTAGCGAGCCAACAATTTCTTCGAACTCAACGCCAGATCTTGTAGCAACAAAGGTTAACTCAATCACATTGATTGAACGCGCAGGCTTAATAAAGATATTAGCCCTGAACCTACCTGAGTCAATTACTGACGGAGTATTAACTGTTGTATCAGAAACAACTCTGAAATCAACGATTCCTCGCTTACCTTGAATGTCTCTTAAGAATGGTTCAACGATTCCTTTGAATTGCGCCTGAGTAAACTCGTCGTTCAATTCAAACAAGAATGATTCTGCAGCATTAGCAATTGCCTTTTCTACCGCAATAAACAATCTTCGAACATTGATACTATCAAAAGCACTGTTGCCGCCTAATCCTGTCTTATCACCGAATAGGACAACTCCTCTTCCTGCTTGCGCCATAACTGGGTTAACTTCATTGCTATATAGTTGATCTCTCTGAGACTTATTAGGATTAAAGGCAAGTTTGACAACGTTCTTAATAACACCCTTACGGAAACCGGCCGGGGATTCAAAAGGTTCAACTCTTGAAGCAAGACCTGCTATATCTCCGTTAAGCGGAGTGTATCTATATACATCGTTATACCTGTCGAATCTGTACTTATAACCAGAATCAATTACAGAGTAAGAAGAATTTGGTAATCCATTCTTAAACGCAATTATATTAGCAAGTTTAGCTTCGGATTTGCTTTCGTCAACAACATCTGATTTAGCAGGACTGATAAACGCAATTGCATCTTTTCTATATTCAGCAATGTTTGATATTAGATATGTACCTAGGTTGCCAACATCATCAGATTTACCACCAAGTATGAAT